AGTGAACAAAGCCCTGCAGCATTTGAAGAAGCATTTAGTGATAGGGGACGTATCCCATTGAAAGACTGTATGGAAGCTCTTTATAAATTCTGTTGGAACCGTCGTGCAATATGGAGTCATGGTGCACCATTTGATGTAGTAGTAATGGAAAGTGCAATGCGACAAACACTAACAGACAGACCTAATCCTATTCCATGGCCGTTCTATACAGTACGTGATACCAGAACATTGTTTGAGATTGCAGGTCTTAAACTCAAAGATGGTGGGCATGTAACAACTCACAAAGCGGTAGAAGATGCTGAACGTCAAGCCATTGTTGTTCAGCAAGCATATAAAAAATTAACTAAAGCGGGCTTTGCAAGATGATAATATCAATCACCGATGATATAGTAAATAAATTAAACAATGCTGCTCAATATTGGAATGACTATTATCATAGTAACAAAGATAATGCTTGTATTGAAGAAAAATATTTTGATTGTTGGTGTGAAGAAACATATGGGATAAAAGTCACAGTAGTACAAAACTCTACAACTCTTGGTCATCAATGGATGACATGGGACAAAGCAGAAATAACAGATGACGAAAAATATACTTGGTTCCTACTGAGTTTTTAATATGAAATTTAATTTTGACATTGACATTGACTTTGGTAACAGAGATAAGATATTAGAACATATCAAATATATTCCTGCAGCTATGCGTAAAGTTACCCCTATACGAAAACATAACACAGGAGTTTATGTAACTAATATTCCATATGATGCTATAAATGACATGGCAAATATAGATTACACTGAAGCAGAAGAACGCGGATATATGAAGTTAGACTTACTAAACGTCCATGTCTATGATCAAGTAAAAAATGAAGAACATTTAGTAGAGTTAATGACTGAACCAAATTGGGACTTACTTAAGAACAGTGAATTTGTTGGGCAGTTAATTCATTTGAGCAATCATTACAATAATATACAAAAAATGCCTGAACCAATTGACAGTATCCCCAGATTAGCAATGTTCTTGGCTATTATTAGACCGGGAAAAAAGCACTTGATTGGTGAGAAGTGGACAGAGATTGCAAAGACTGTTTGGGATAAACCCAATGACGGAAGTTACGCATTTAAGCGTAGCCATGCTTGTGCCTACGCACAGTTAGTAGTTGTTAATATGAATCTGTTGAACCAATCTTAAGATAATCGTTTTACTAACGTTATTGATTTTCGTTTGGATCTGCGTTTACTTAATTCGCTGATACTACAGACTGGACCATGTAATATCATAAGGCTTTTGTTATTGAATGTACGTAAATATGGCCTAAACATACTCCATTCAGTTTTTAAGAACATATTAATAGGTATTAATCTATTGCTTTCCCACCACCAAATATCTCCTAATTCTAGGAATCTTTCACGCATTTCTGACTCTATTATAGACCCATAATCGTATATAGTGGTAACTGTATCATCACGATTCTGTATTATTCCAACATAATCTTGGTTAGAATAATTACAAACCGTAATGAACGGGTGGTTTTCAGTTAAATTTTTGAAGAAATCAGTGTGCATTTTTATATGTTCTAGGCTATTTATACTTGGGCAAACCTAAATAAAATTATGATTCAATAAACTACACAATAAATAAATCATGAATAAAACTTGGTGTATACATCCGTTCACTCAACTAGCTACAATTACCGATGGTAGAATTGTACCTTGTTGCATAGCTAAACCCTATAAAAATGTAAACTTAAACGACATGACAGTTAAGGAAATTTGGAACCACTCGGATATCCTGTCTCTTAGACAAAAGCTTTTAAATGGGGAAGAAGTTGACAATTGCCGTGTTTGCTATGATGACGAATTGCATGGGATAAGTACCCATAGGATTCAGAGTAATAGTAACTTTGAAAAATTATATGGAATATCAGATAAAGACTTTACTAGTCCTGAATTAGATATCACTAATTTAGTTGCATTAGACCTACGATTAGGAAACACATGCAATCTTAAATGCATAATGTGCCGTCCGCAAGAAAGTCATAAATGGTTTGATGATGTGGTTGCCATGCGAAAAATAAATCTTCCACCTGTAGTTAGTGCAGATATGGACGATAAGTTTAACTACAATAGAAATGACTATAACTGGATTAATAAAAAGGTATTTTGGGATAATATAGATGAGATACTGCCTAACATAAAAGAGTTTATCTTTGGTGGTGGTGAACCCTTTATGTTAAAAGAAGTAAAGAAATTATTAAACAAAGCGATAGAATTAGATACTGCTAAAAACCTAAGCATACGGTTCCATACTAATGGTACATATATGCATCCTAAAGATTTTGAGATACTAAAGCACTTCAAGCGCATACAGTTAATGTTTAGTGTTGATGGGGTAAACGAAATAAATCACTTTTTACGCTATCCAGCACAATGGGATAGTATCATAGAAATAATAGAAGAAAATGAAAAGTATGGACCAAACATTGAAAGTTCAATGCTTTGCAGCCTAACCAGCGTAAGTGCCTTTTATTTAGATCAATTATACGATTTTGTTGACAGTAAAAAATGGAATAAATTACCATTAAAAAACTTATATTTGGGACGAGTTCATGATCCTTCTTATTTGAATCCTCAGACACTAGATACTAGACGCAAAAAGATAATTGAGGATAAGTTTAATCGATTAATGAAAGATTACCCATTAGTCAAATCTACGTTAGAATCAAACTTAAATTGGATTCTGGGGGATAGCGGCAACAACGTAACCGTGGATGATACACTAGAATATGTCAAAAATCTATGTTCTGTTAGGAACATTGATCCTAATGTGTTGCATGAGTTTTTGGAAGACTAAATACACGAAAGGATCAAATCGTGTACTCGACCGCCGTATATTTCTATAAAATCAAACAAACAGTAGTGATGCTTGACGGTCCCTCAACTAGGAGATATAACACCGTGTTCGCAAAAAATTTAAAATTACACAGGGGCGTGGATAACAAGATACAATTCCAGCTACTAAATCAGGATGAAAAGCCAATAGATATAACGAACAAAACAATAACTTTTAGACTATTGTCATTAAAGTTTGGTGTATTAATACGAAAAGCATTAACACCTAGTTTAGCCTTAAATGGTATAGCTATATTAGAATTGGATAGGGACATGTTAGAAGAAGTATCTGCCCAAGTATGTAATTATTCATTAACAATATCTGATACTGATAAAGAACAGCCAATTTTTCTAGGAAAAGACAGTGATTCAAACGGAACGATTGAAGTTGTCGATGGTATAGTTCCTCCATTTATTCCCTCAGTAAAAGTAACTATGGGAAACCGTCCTTTCCTAACTCCAACAATGCAAGTAGAGTTTACCACTAGCTCGGTTAGCACTACCAATGATAATTTTACTGTGCAAATGCAATACGAAGATTTTTCCGGTACCGTTCAATTTCAAGGATCAACATTAGTAGATTCTGACTGGTATAATATAGGTGATGTAATGAATTGCACTAATATTACGGATGCCCGTTATTATAACTTAACTGGATTCCATCCATATTTTAGAATTAAATTCTTTAGAACAACCGGTGACGTTTCTAATATCTATCTAAGATAAGCATCCAAATTCATTTTACTTTACGTAAAACTATGTTATACTTGTAACATGTTTGATATTTTATCTATTGTTCCGGGCAAGAAAAAATCAACGTCTAGCGGATGGACAAGCTTTAATGCAATCTGCTGCCATAATCGCGGTCATAAAGTCGATAAGAGGAATCGCGGTGGGATAAAATTTGACGGCAACAATTGGACATATCACTGCTTTAACTGTAATTATAGCTGTCACTTTGAATTGGGTCGTAGCATAACCAATCGAGTTAAGGATTTGTTAAAGTGGTCCGGTGTTGACGAACAACAGATACAGCGTTGGAATCTAGAGAGTTTACAAAATAAAGACTTATTAGATTTTACTAAAAAAGTTAAGAGGGAAAAACCTGTTGTTTTTAAATATAAAGACATACCTGATAGTGAACTTCTCACTAATATTCCTAGGCATAAAAAATACATTGACTATCTAGTAAGTAGAAAAATTGACTATAACAAGTTTAATTTCTTTGTTACTCCTGATGATGAGGGTAGAAACAATAACAGAATCATTATACCCTATCTATATCAAAATGAAGTTGTAGGTCATACCAGCAGATTTTTAGACAACAGAACACCTAAATACATTAATGATCAGCAGCCGGGATATGTGTTTGGATATGATATTCAAAAGCCCAATTGGGAAGTTTGTATATTAGTTGAGGGCATCTTTGATGCATTAAGCATTGATGGATGCGCACTAACTCATAATACTATCAATGATGATCAGGCAAAGTTATTGAGACAACTCAACCGACCTGTTATATTTGTACCAGACAGAGATAAAACAGGATTAGAATCTTGTGACAGAGCATTAGAATTAGGATATAGTGTTAGTATCCCAAATTGGGATATTAATATAAAAGACGTAAATGACGCAGTGGTAAAATACGGTAAGCTACCTACATTGTTAAGTATATTACAAAATGCAACAGCAAGTAAAATTAAAGTAGAAATGCAGAGGAATAAGCTTGGTAAACGATTATAATATTGACGTTCAAAAACTCTTTTTACAAATGATGCTAACAAATGCAGAATTGTATACTAGAGTTATGAACATTATGAATCCTCAGAACTTTGATAGGTCTATTAGACCTGCGGCTGAGTTTATGAAAGAGTATAGTGAAAAATATAGTCTGTTGCCTGATATTGCACAAATTAAAGCAACAACCGGAATAGAACTAGAATTAATTGAAGAATTAAGTGAACATCATACTGAATGGTTTCTAACAGAATTTGAATTATTCACTAAACGACAGGAACTTGAAAGTGCAATTCTTAAATCAGCCGATCTATTAGAGAAGGGTGACTTTGGTCCTGTGGAGAAATTAATTAAAGATGCAGTGCAAATCAGTTTACAACGTGACATGGGAACAGATTATTTTGCTGATCCTAAAACACGTATCAACAAATACTTTAATGCAGGTGGACAACAAAGTACAGGCTGGCCGCAATTAGATAGACTGTTATACGGTGGCTTTAGTCGCGGAGAACTAAACATCTTTGCAGGTGGTTCAGGGTCAGGTAAATCACTTGTTATGATGAATTTGGGATTGAACTGGCTACAAATGGGATTAAGCGGTGTTTATATATCATTAGAACTCTCAGAGGAACTTACTTCACTTAGAACTGATGCTATGCTTACGAGCACAAGCACAAAAGAAATTCGTAAGGATATTGATACCACTGAACTTAAGGTTAGAATGATGGGTAAGAAGTCAGGAAAATATCGTGTTAAAGGATTACCCGCACAAAGCAATGTCAATGATATTCGTAGTTATTTAAAAGAGGTTCAGATTCAAACTGGTATCAAAGTTGATTTTGTAATGATTGACTATCTTGATCTGGTGATGCCTGTTAGTGTTAAAGTAAACCCAAACGATCAGTTTATCAAAGACAAATACGTATCAGAAGAATTACGTAATCTAGCAAAAGAATTAGGTGTATTGATGGTAACTGCAAGTCAGTTGAATCGTAGCGCAGTCGAAGAAATTGAATTTGATCATAGTCATATTGCAGGCGGTATTAGTAAGATCAATACCGCAGACAATGTATTCGGAATTTTCACAAGTCGTAGTATGCGTGAGCGTGGTAAATATCAGATTCAATGTATGAAATCTCGCAGTTCTACGGGGGTAGGACAAAAGATTGATTTAGAGTACAATATTGAAACTATGAGAATTACAGACGAAGATCCTGATGGATATGCAGACCAACAGAAAAAGTACAGTCCTCAGCCAAGCCCCAATGACATAATATCTAGGCTGAAACCGTCAAGTAATGTCAGCCCTGTAAATGACGATGATGATTCTGGTCCCAGAGTTGTTGCAGATGTGCAAAGTGCTAAATTAAAAGCTATGCTTAATAGCATGAAAAAGTGATAAATACTTGTAGGAATCATTATTATGGAACGAAAAACCCGAAGCCTATTAGAAGAATTAGAAGCAATTGGCAACAATCGTGACACCAAACACGTAATTGAAAGCCGTGCCCATAATATCATTACTAGTGCTATTAATCTATTAGAGATTATCAACAAGCATTATGATCCAGAACGAGCAGCCATGCTTGAGCGCAAACTGCTTAGTGCCATTAAAAACAAAGACCAATCTAAATTTAGCAGAAGCATAAGAAAAGATGAAAATATCTGAGTTAACTGAATCAACCGTTACCGAAGCTGGAATGATAGGAAGTGTAGGTGATTGGGTCAAATCAAAAGCCACTGGAACGGGTGATAAAATGTGGTCTATGGCTAGAGCAGTTCCTGCTGCAGTTGGAAGCGCATTGGGTATGGATCCTAATCGACCCGGAGTTGAAAAAGCAAAGTCTAGAATGGCAAGAGCAAATTTTGCAAAAGTTTTCTCTCAGAAAATGAGTGGTATGCTGAGAAGCCAGATCGCTGACATACAAAAACAAATGGCAGCAGCACAAGCGGCTGACCCCGCAGCCCCTGCAGCCCCTGCAGCTACTACAGCACAACCTACCGCACCCAGACAAAGTTTTAAGCAGAAAATGCAAGCACGAGGAACTCCTGTTAGAAAAGAAAGCTTAGATTATAAGTTACGAGTAGCATTAAACGAAGATGAAGCACAGGCTGCAGAATTCAGACAAAAAATGATTAATTGGTTAACCACTACAGTTACCAATTATATGGGTGGTGTTGATCTTTCTGCTATTAATGGTGATATAACTCAACTTTGCACAACAGCATTTGATAGTGCAGTGGCTGGAAAATACGATAATTCATTCTTAGATTTAGGTGGAAAGTTATTTGATCAGTATAATAATGATGTACATCAGCAAGTACAAACTACTAATCCGGTTTATAATGTTAGTCTTACACCCAATGGTACACAAGCCATGCAAACTTTAGAAAAACTTCCCAAAAAAGAGCGTGACATTATATTCCAAAAGCTCAAAGATGTACCCTAAACCCATATATTTTTAATATAGGACTAAATAAAAGTAGAGCCTCTGTGCTCAACTTTTAAAGGAAAATAAAAATGTCAAACAATCTCTTACACGTACACGGTGATGTTAAGCCAGTATTCGCAATCGATACACTAAACGGTTCAGGATCAGCAACTACTGGTGTTCCAGTAATGATTCAAGGTCCAAAGATGGACTTTTTCGCAATCGACATGGGCGCTGACGCTTCTGGTGAAATGGGTGTTGATCAAGCAGTTGATGCAGTATTCAAATGCCTAACTCAATTAGCAACTATTCATTTCTTCCAATTAGACAGCGACAAGTTAAGCGTTGCTGCATATCCAGTTTCAGCTTGGGCATCAGCCGATCTACAAGCTGCGATTCGTGCTTTAGGCACTGTAGATGGATATGACTTGTCTGGTGCTACTGTTGCAAATCGTGGTTTCAAACTATCAGCAAGCTAATCAAATCTTTTGATTAAAAATAACCCAAGATTTATTCTTGGGTTTTTTATTGCCAGTAAATACAATTATGGGATTTAATATTAGATGTTATACATTATTTGATATAACAAAAACAAACATAACGAATAGGAATCCACCTTCTACTTTTAAAGTGGAAGTATCAGCTTGGCATAATAAGCGCAACTCTCAGGTTAATTTTGACACACTTTTACAAGTAATTTCTCTTAGGGCACAACCCGAATCTGTCACGGACCCGATTCATATAGTTGAAAGCCCTAAAGGAAAATTTGGGTTTTTCACAGATTTATATGAAGAATGTGATTTGTGGTATTTTGATTTTTACGTTAATCATCAGGGAGTGTTTAGTAATAATGAATCTGAATTAGGGGCATTGTATGAAGATTGTGACAGTGTGCCTATGATTAAGACCGGTAATATAGAATTACCGGGTTTTTTAGATATAAGCCCTGAATTGCGTAACATTTACTTTGAGATTATAAACTATGTATAACAAGAATTTATATCAAACTATAGACAGCCTTGTAGATCATAGACTGTACCTAATGTTAAAAGAACATATAATTGTTGAAAATAAAAATGAATACATGCTGTTTAATCAATATTATATACGAAAATATGATGATTATTGTGAACTTACCAATCAATTAAGCGATGCTGAATATGTCTTTAGTCATTTAAAATATGCTGTTACTTGGGCTACTTTAGACAAAAACAATAAGGTAAGCCAATCCAAACGAGTATTATTTTTGGATAGTATATTAACCGGAATAGAAGTAAACATAAAAATCCATACAAAATTGTTCAAAAAATCTACAAATGAGGATGCAAAGACATTATATCACTCTAAATACATAGAAGATATAGTTAAAAAAAAGAAAGTAACTGCTGAACTTGATCAATTTATGAACGAGGCCAAAACACAGCAGATAAGAAAGTTTGCCTCATCTTCCTACAAATAATGTATAGGATGATAAATACAATATAATCATTTTGGGAAAACCTATGAAACTTACTGAATTTAACTCAAAGCCACAACAGTTGGCAAAAAAAGCTCTAAAAGAGAACTTTAACACAAACTTTAACTTTGAAAAGTTAGGATTGAGCGATACACGCACCATGCTAATGAAAGTTAAGGGTCTATTAAAGGAAACAAGAGAAAGCTCTAAACTATATCAAAGCGAAAATGACCCCGGTTATTTAAAACTAGCTTTTATGGAGCAAGCATTAACTCACCACTATGGTGAATTAAAAGCACTCCCAATGTATAATACACGGGTTGTATTAGAAAACGAAGAAGTTGAAAAATCACAGGTTATCCTCGCTGCACAGGATATGGTCGATAGTGTTCAAAAGATGATTGAAGATATTTCTGATATGCTAGTTAAAGAATTACCAGCTGTTGTTGATAGCGTTAATAGCGAAGTCGGAACAGATCAAGGTGAGAAATTTAACAGTGAAGCAAGTGAAGCACTACGTGGTTTAAGCGAGGCATTAGCTAACGCTAAAACAGGCCTACAAAGCGCACTAGGAGTTGTCACAGGGCAATCTACTGGATTTGGTTCTGAAATGGATAATGATCTAGGCGGTGATCTAGGTGGCGACATGGGCGGTGAAGAAGAACTAGGTGGTGACATGGACATGGGTGACATGGGCATGGGTGACATGGGCGGTGAAGAAGAAATTGGCGAATTACCTTCTGAAGAACCAGAAGAAATGCCTTCAGTTGGTCGCACTAAGAGATAATGCGACTTTTTGAATTTGAAAAAAATGACCCATTGCGTATTAAGTTGGTTGCAGTAGCCAGCCAACTTAAAGCAGATTATGAAGATTCACAAACACAGTTGAGTACTGATCAATTATTGCAGATTCTTACACAACACGGCATAACATTAGATAAAACAGATTTATTTAACATGGTCAAAAAAGAACCACTAAAAAATATCATTGATAACATCAATGGTACTGAGGTGATTTTTAAAGGTCAAGAGCCTATACAGGGTAGTACACAAAGTCCTGATCAAGCTCAAAAAATTGTTTCGCAAATGGCTAAAAACGCCGCTAGTAAATGATAACTATCACAGAAAAAGCAGCCAATAAAATCAAATCACATATCAATAACCGAGGAAAAGGTATTGGTATCTTAATCGGCATCCAAACTACAGGTTGTAGTGGACTAGCATATAAATTAGAATACGTAGACGAACTACCAAACAATTCTGATTACATGAGTTATATGAGCCAAGATGTATTAATTTTAGTAAGTCAAAAAGATTTGCCATATGTCACTGGATTAAAGATGGAATGGAAGCGTGACGGATTAAACGAGGGCTTTGACTTTATTAATCCCAATGAAAAGGCCCGATGTGGTTGCGGGGAAAGCTTCACCATTTAAGTTGTATTATTAGTATTAATGTAATACAATAACTAGATGTATAATCCCAACAAATTCAATTACGTAAGATTCAATAAAGAAACCATAGATGGTAGTCGTAAATATGCTACTCCTGATGGTGAAAAACTTCCCAGTGTCACAACCATACTTGAAGCTACTAAGTCCGAAGAAAGTAAAAAAGCTTTAATGGAATGGCGCAATCGTGTAGGACATAAAAAAGCCCAAGAAATCACTACCGAAGCAGCAGGACGCGGTACACGTATGCACAAGTTCATTGAAGATTATATCAAGACTGGCGTATTAAGTGAGCCTGGAAGTAATCTATATAGTATCCAAAGTCAGAAAATGGCTAAGAGTATTATTGATCAGGGATTGTGTAAACTCAATGAAGCATGGGGAGTAGAAGTACCACTATACTTCCCCAAAATGTATGCAGGAACTACTGACTTATGCGGAGTACATGATGGTAATGAAGCTATCATGGATCACAAGCAAAGTAACAAAGTCAAAAAGCGTGAGTGGATTGAAGATTATTTCATACAATCCGCAGCATACGCTACAGCACATAACGAGGTCTACGGAACAAGCATTCGTAAGGGTGTAATTTTCATGTGTACTGCGGACAATCAATACTTAGAATTTATTGTTGAGGGCAATGAATTTGACAGCTACACAGACAAATGGTTCCAAAGAGTAGAGCAATACTACACCAAATTCCTATAGTTTAAACCCTAATTCTGTTTGATAAATAGTATAATCATCTTAACATAAGAATTATACTATGGCAATCATACAAGTTTCTAAAATTTTACACAGAACCGGGGCGAATGTTGACTTACCGCAATTAGACGAGGGCGAAGTTGGTTTCGCTACCGACGAACGCAAAGTCTTTATAGGAAATGATCCTATACTTCATCCTCCCCAGGATGGTGAAACAACTACTCAAACTGAACTTCTAACCGAAGTCTCTACACTTAATTTTGCTAAGATTGAAGGTGCCGATAATTCAACATTAAACATCACTGAATTAACAGATGGGCAGTTGTTAGTTGCAGATGGGCATACATGGGTTAATGCAGGGGGCAACTCTAATATTAACATCAACTTAGGTGATGCAGAATATGTAGCACTTGGTGGTGGTCAAAATGGATATGTATTACAAACTGACGGGTTAGGTAAACTATCATGGGCAAGTTCCGGTATAGTTACATACAATATATCAGGAGTTTCAAAGGCTAATCCAGCAGTTGTCACAACAACAGAAGATAATTCAATTGTAACTGGTATACCAGTTACTATTACCGGCGTTCTTGGCATGACGCAATTAGCAACAGCAGGTGAATATAGTAAAAATAAATTTTATCCTGTAAAAATTAATGAAAGCTCATTTGCACTTTATAAAGATTCTTTATTAACTCAAGCAGTAGATAGTACAGGATTTACAACTGCAACAAGTAGTTCAGGATTAGTAACGGCCTCATTCTATGCTGCTGGTACGGGTAGTCCAGGTGGTTCAAATAATCAAATTCAAATTAATGATGGTGCCGGTGGATTCTTAGGAAGTCCTAATCTATCGTTTAACAGATTAAGTAGTGTATTAACATTAAATGGTAACATAGTTGCAGGTACGGTTAACGCTAATTTGCGAGGTGCGTTAACAGGTTCAGTTGGAACCATTACACCTAATTCGGGTGCGTTTACTAGTATTACAGCAACTACTACTGCAAATATCACAGGAAATATTAGTACCAGTGCAAATATAAATGTAACAAGAAATCTTGTAGTCAGCGCAAATAGTACAACCGCTAACTTGCGTGTGACTAATACTGCTAACTTACAAAATTTAAATGTAAGTGGTAATGTCACTAGTAGTTTAATTCCTAATAGCAATGTTACATATAGTTTAGGTAATAATACCAATCGTTGGAATGATTTGTATCTTTCAGGCAGTACAATTTACTTAGCTGATCAGCAAATCTCCGCAACTAGTGATGGAATATCACTTGGCAATAATGGTACATTAACCGTAGCCAATGCTAATTTAGGAAACACAGCAACTGCAAATTATTTTGCTGGATTAGTTAACACACCTAATCAACCTAACATTACTGGGTTAGGCACACTAACCGCATTAAGTGTTGCAGGTCCTGTTGATTTAGGTAATGTATCTAACTTAAAAATTCAAGGCGGATCTCCTAATTATGTTTTAACATTACAACCTGACGGTAGTAATATTACGTGGCGCGAAACTCAGTTTAGGAAAACTCCACCAGGAGGCTCAACTAGTCAAATTCAATTTAATGATCAAAATGACTTTGGCGGGAGCAGTTTATTCACATTTAATAGTGGATCCGGCATAGTAACAGCAACAGGATTTATTGGTAATGGCGACTCACTTGCTAATCTAACTGGTGCTAATGTTACTGGTCAAGTATCAAACGCATTAGTAGCTGGTACCGTGTATACTTCAGAACAACCAAATATTACATCTATAGGCACATTGGGAAATCTAAGTGTCACGAATAATGTATCAGTTGGGCTTGATATAACTGCTGGTGCTAATTTATCAGTAGACGGACGTGCAACAATTGCAGGTAATATTTCAGCAAGTAACGGTACCCTTGGTAATGCGGTTACTGCTAATTTTTTCATCGGATCAGGTAATAATCTAAGTGACATTCAATCAGCTAATATTACTGGTATAGTTGCCAACTCAAATTACGCTGCATATGTTGGTGATGTTGTAAATGCAAGTCAGCCTAATATTACTAGTGTTGGTGTATTAACTAGTTTAATAGTAAGCAGCACAGTAAATGCAGGAAATACTTCATTGGGCAACTTAGACGTATTTGGATTTGCCAATGTTATTGAAATCAATGTAACCAATAGAGTACTTGCGACCGGTGACATCGTTGGTGCAAATATAAGATCGAACGGTTGGCTTTATGCTAATAGTGGTAATATTGTTGGTAACAATATTAATTCGTTTAATGATGTAGTTGCAGGTGCAAACGTATTAGCAAATGCAGTAACAGCAAATATTATAACTTCTAATGGAAACATTTTTGGTAGTAATATAACCGCTAGTGGTAGATTATCAGTAACCGGTACAATAACTTCAGGTTCGCAAACTATAGCAGGAGCAGTAACAGCAACCAGTACGGTAACAGGTGGAAATTTAACTACTACAGGTCTGTTAACTGTGGGTAGCAATGCAAATGTTGGTAACTTAGGTACAACTGGATTAGTAACAGCAACAGGTAATATTACTGGTGGTAATTTAATTACAGGTGGTGTCGCAAGTATTGCAGGTAATGCAAACGTTGGTAACTTAGGAACAACTGGACTAATAACAGCAACGGGTAACATCACTGGTGCAAATATTATAGGTATAATAGCTGCCGGATCAAACACAATTACCACAACAGGTAACGCTAATGTAGGCAACTTAGGAACAAGTGGATTAATCACAGCAACTGGCAATATCACCGGTGGTAACTTAATAACAGGTGGAAGAATAACTGTAGCAGGAACTGCTAGTATAACAGGTACTACTACTGTAGGTAGTTTAGAAACATATGGTAATATTACAGGTGGTAACTTAATAACAAGTGGCGTTGCAAATATTACAGGTAATGCAAACGTTG